ATGAGCAGTAAGTCTAAAATTAAAGGTACAAGAGTAGAAAGAAAAATAGTAAAACTATTTGAGGATATGGGTATCAAAGCAAGAAGGCAGCCATTGTCTGGAGCCTTGCAAGATTTTCCTCATGATGTCCAGGTCCAACTAATGGGTGGTTTAAATTGTGAAGTTAAAGCAAGGAAAGATGGAAAAGGTTTTGCAACAATAAAAAAATGGAAGGGTTCAGCAGATCTATTAATAATGGTAGAGGATTATGATGAGCCTTGTGTATTAATGAACTGGAGATTATGGCAACAAATAGCGAAGAGACTAAAAGAAAATGGAGAGTAAGAGTTTGGCTGAAAAGCGAACTTCAATTAGAAACAGAGGTAGAATTAGAGTGTACAGAAAAAAAATTAAAACAATTATGTTTTCCTAAAAAGTATAGATTGACATATGAACTTATCGACACTTGAAAACATATTTAACATTGATGGAAAGAATAGTCCGTTAACTGTATTACCTTTTAAATCTTATTTACTTACATTGATGGATCTTCATCCAGAGGACCAGGCGAACATAGATCAAATACCTAATTACCTTCAATACTTAGATCGTGCAACAAAGTCTGGATATGGTTACACAGTTATAGATGGCAATGGTAAACCAATAGTTTGCTTTGGTGTAGCTCCTCAATGGCCAGGAGTTGCTGAACTTTGGTTAATACCAGATATGAAATTAATTTTTAAATACAGATTAAAGTTTCATAAAGGTGCAAAAAAATTTATGGAGATGTGTGCTGAAGAGTTAAACTTGCATCGGATCCATGTAACTGTAAGTGCTCGAAATGTTCGTGCATTAAAATGGATTGAAAGGATATATTTTAAAAGAGAAGGTGTATTAAAAAAATATACTTTTGATAAGAATGATATGATAATGTATAGTAGAATATTTGAGAGGTAATAATGGGAAGTTTATTTAAGACACCAAAATACGAGCCACCTAAAGAAATGGCAACTACTAATAAGTTGTTAGATGAGAGGGAGGCAAGAGCAGAGGCAGATGAGAAAAAAGAAAAAAGAAAGATAGCTGCTAAAGCTCGAACTAAGAGAATGGGTGGAAGATTATTATTTTCTCAAGAAAGAGCTATACCTCAGTTAGGGGTGGGGAGTAATTTAGCTAGTGTTCAATCATACTCAAGAAATCCCTATGAAGATGAAAGGATGGTATAGTTATGGGTGGAGTACCAATTATAGGTGATGTAGTAGAAACTGTAACTGATGTAGTTACTGGTGGTGGTTCTAAAAAAAGAACTACAGAAACTAGAGCAACAGAAGTTGCTAAAAAAACTGATCCAGCTCCAAAAAAAGATATTGCTAGAACTTTAAGAAGAAGGGTTCCTAGAACTAGAAGAACTGGTACAAGTTTAGTTGGTGGTAGATTAACTGGCGATACTGCTAGTAAAGATCTAAGTCCAATTAGAAATCCAAGAGATCAATCTACTTTAGGAGGTTAATCATGGCCGAAAGAAAACCTCAAGTCTTTGTAAGAAACCCAAGACACAGAGATCTTGAAAAAGAAAAAAAGGAAAAAGAAAATAATGGCTAAAGATTATCATACAACTAAAGACGGAAAAAAAGCTAAGAAAGGTTTGTACTATTATATCAACCGAAAAAAAAAGGCTGGTACATCAAAACCAAAATCTAAATCAACTATTTCTGACGAGGCTTACAAAAATATGAGAGCTGGGTTTCCAAAGAAAAAAAGAAGGGAAGGATTAGTATAATGTATAAAATAAAAAAAAAATCATCTGATAAAAAAAATCTTGCAGCTAAGTATGGAGATAAAAAGAAAATTACTAGAGGTGATATTATAGCTGCTGCTAAAGAAAAAAAGAAGAAAGCATAAACATGATAGTTTTTGGACACACAGTAAGAGAATGGAAACGAAGAGCAAAAGAACATAAATGGTTTCTTACCTCTTTAGTCATTTCTTTTATTATGGGTGGAGTAATCCTTTAATGGTAGCAAAAAAATTTCAAGATCCAGAAGGTGGTTTGAATGATGCCGGTAGAAAAAAGTTTGGTGTTAAAAGACCACAATCATCTGGTACAGATGGGAGAAGGATCTCATTCGCTGCTAGATTTTCTGGAATTGATGGACCATTAGAAAAAAATGGTAAACCAACAAGATTAGCATTAGCTCTAAAAAAATGGGGATTTAAAAATAAATCAGAGGCAAGAGCTTTTGCAAACAAACATAAGGACAAAGCATAATGCATTTAAACGCAAACCAAGTATTAGATAGATCTAAAAAAGCATTCACTAAAAAAGAATTGTGGAGAACTATCTATGAGGATTGCTATCGTTATGCATTACCACAAAGAAATTTATATGAAGGTTACTACGAAGGGAATGTTCCTGGCCAAAATAAAATGAACATGATCTTTGATAGTACAGCTATTCATTCAGTACAAAGATTTGCAAATAGAATACAGTCTGGATTATTTCCTCCTTACAAAAAATGGTGCAGACTTGAACCAGGAAATGAAATACCAGTAGAAAGAAGAGGAGAAGTACAGTCAGCTCTAGATCTATATTTAGATAAAATGTTTTCTGTTTTAAGACAATCAAACTTTGATTTAGCTATTGGAGAATTTTTATTAGATCTATCTGTAGGAACTGCTGCAATGTTAATTCAACCAGGTGATGATTTAAATCCAATTAAATTCACTCCGGTTCCTCAATACTTAATAGCATTAGAAGAAGGTCCAAGTGGAACTGTAGATAATGTTTATCGTAAATATAAATTAAGAGGCGAAACAATTACTAGAGAATTTCCAGATGCAAAAATTCCAGAAACATTACAAAGATACATAGATGAGAAACCTCAAGAGATGATTGAACTTGTTGAGGCTGTTGTTTATGATTTAGATAGAGGAGATTATTGTTATCATATATTACATGAAAAATCTAAAGAGGAATTAGTATTTAGACGAATGGATCAATCACCATGGATTGTTTCTCGTTATATGAAAATACCTGGTGAAGTATTTGGTAGAGGTCCATTAGTTACAGCATTACCAGATATTAAAACTTTAAATAAAACTTTAGAATTACTTTTAAAGAATGCTAGTATTGCTTGTGCTGGTGTTTACACAGCAGCAGATGATGGAGTAATCAATCCATCTAATATTCGTATTCAACCTGGATCTATTATTCCAGTTGCTAGAAATGGTGGACCACAAGGTGCATCACTAGCTCCATTACCAAGATCTGGAGATTTCAATGTATCTCAAATTGTTATTAATGATTTAAGAATGAATATTAAAAAACAATTACTTGATGATACTTTACCACCAGACAATATGTCTGCGAGATCAGCTACAGAAATTGTAGAAAGAATGAAAGAACTTGCTCAGAATATGGGTGCTGCATTCGGTAGACTTATAACTGAGACGATGGTTCCAATCATTCGTAGAACACTCTTCATTATGGATCAGAAAGGTTTGATCCAGCTCCCTTTGAAGGTTAATGGGCTTGAGGTTAAAGTTACTCCTGTGAGCCCATTAGCAAAAGCACAAAACCTAGACGAAGTAAATGAGGTTATGCAATTCTTTCAAATTGCTAATGCTCTTGGGCCTGGTGGTGTTGCTGAAGTTAAACCAGATGCTATTGCAGCATTCGTTGGAGATAAACTAGGTATACCTTCACAGTTAAGAACTTCACCAGAAGAGAAACAACAAATACAAAAACAAACAATGGAAATGTTAAAGTCTCAATCAATGCAAATAATGGAAGGTGCTGCACAAGCTCCAGGACAAGCTCCTGGTCCAACTGAAACACCAATGCCAGAAGAGGCTGTAGAAGAACAACTTAGATCATGAAACAAGGATGGGATGGAATAGAATTTTTAGATGTAAAATCTAAAAGTGAAACTAAAGATACAGAATTAGAAACTAACAAAGCATTTGCTAGAACTTTTGAAACTGAAGAAGGAAAAAAAGTTTTAGAGTTTCTAATAAATAAAACTTTACAACAACCAACATGGATCCCTGGTGGTGATCATAGTTTTGGCTATGCGAGAGAAGGCCAGAATAGTATTATCAGAGAAATCCAAACTAGAATAGGAAGGACAAAAGCATGAGTGCAGAAGAAAACCTAAATCAATCAGAAGGATTAATGGCTAACACTAATCCACAAGAAGAGCAACAAGCTCCTAATCCAGAGGAAACAGTTATTCCTCATTTAGAAAATGATAACAAAGATCAAACTGTAGAAGAGGCTAAGACTGAAGAAGAAACTAAAGTTTTAGAAAAACCAGAATACATTGAAGATAAATTTTGGGATCCTAAGTCTGGTGCTAAGATAGAAGAGTTAAGTCACTCTTATAAAGAATTACAAAAACAATTTTCTATGGGTAAACACAAAGCTCCTTCTGAGTATGATTTATCTGTAATGGAAGATGTTGATATTGAGAATGATGTCTTGGCTAAAGAATTTTTAGATTGGGCAAAAGAGAATAAACCAACACAAGGTGCTTTCGATAAACTTGTAAACACATTTAAGACATTATCTCAACAACAAGAACAAGAAGAAAGTATTAATCCAGATGAAGAGGCTAAAGCTCTTGGTCCAAATGCAGATCAAATTATTAGTGGTATTAAAACTTGGGGACAAGGATTAGTAGCTAAAGGTGTATGGTCTGATCAAGATTTTGAAGAGTTTAAAGTATTTGCTGCAACAGCCAATGGTATTAATGCATTAAATAAAGTAAGAAAGTATTATGGTGAACAAACAATTCCAACTGCACCAGTAGATGTAGATGGAGCTGCAAGTAAACAAGAACTTTATGAAATGGTAGCAGATCCTAAATACAAATCAGATCCAGCATTTAGAAGAAAAGTTGAAGAACAGTTTGCTAGAGCTTTTCCAGGTAAAGTTAATCCTGGAGATATTTAATTTAGGTACTTGATAATTTTATAAAATTCGACTATCCTTATAGGCGAAGATAACCAAATTTATAAATGGCCTTCTGGCTGGTGAGCAAAGACACCATTTTTGTCAGCCGGGCTTTACCCCGACAACTGCAAGTTAAGTAAAACTAATGTGTTAAAAA